GCATTTGTAAATGTGCCATATGGTATTCTCTTAGATACTCCTGATTGCACACCTAAAATATATTCAGATCCATCATATGGTAGAGTTGCTAAAAGTAGTTCAGATAATTTTAAAGTAATCATTTATATGTTTCCTGCAATTGTAATTCCAGTTTCAGTAGAAAAGGCATTTCCATCTTCTCCTAATAATATTACTGGAGCATCTCCTATATTAGTATTACCAGACCCGGGTCCGGCAATTATGTCATTATCACCTAATGTATCACCAATTCTAGCAACATAATGTCCTTCTATCTTTAATGTATTAGATGCTGTAGTAACTATTCGCATCATAGATGGATGTGTAATAGTTACAGTTCCAAATGTATGACTATGATCAGCATACATGGTTGTATTCTTTAATTGAATAGATTTTCCATTTATTTTAGTTCTTATAGAATATGGACCTATAGCAGGAGTAGAAGGCCAAGGAGTCTCTCCTACACTCACATCACCTTCTAAGGCAACTTTACTCATATTAGAATAAACCCTCCCTTAGGATACGTTCCACCATACTTTTGATTATGATTCATTGTAAAATAATCGCCTTTATTGCCAACATAATAAAATGCAACATGAATCCAAGTAGATTTTCCATCATATTCTAAAATAATTTGATTCCATGAAGGTAATATTGTTACCAATTCCTTGGCAATTTCAAACATCTTAGCGGAACCTCCTTTAAATTGTAAATCTGCCGCACAACCTCTATTATGATCACCACCTTCTGGATGCATACCCATATCTCCTGGTATATTACCAACTATAGGTCGTCTAAATCCACTTGTGATAATAAATGAATCTTTTCCATACTTCTTAACAATAGGATCTAATACATTTGTACATAGTCCTTTTAGATTACAAACAATTTCTTGAGGTGTATATATTCTAGCAACAGTATCTCTTTTTCCTTTCACTGGATATGATACTCTAGGTATTCTAGTTCCACCTTTAGTTAAATCACCTAATGTAAAATATTCAGATAACTTCATATTAGGATTAAAATCTTGGGCACTCATATTATAAATTAAATCACATGTTTGATTAATTGGTACAGAAGATGAGTTAGCAATAGGTGCCGCTGAATCAACAATAATCTTATCTGTAGCAATATCTGCAGGTGCAATAATATTAGAATTAATCCTACTTACATTATAATCAGACGGGTCACCTGCGTCTGGATCGTCAAAGCCAACTTCGGCCCCTCTTGCGGCAACAGATAATTCAGGTAATGTTGGTAATGGAGAAGTCTCTCGTATATCGCCGGGCGGTACTAAATTTGATATTCCTGCTTCTATAATTTGATCACTTGTTACATCAAAATTAGGAATATTAGTATCACCATTACCCCAAGATGCTTGATTATAATCTACATTATAATTACCATCTGTAACCATATCAATATTGGCACCTTGAATATTAATTTTATCACCACACCCTATAGATGCTGAACCAGTAATCTTTTCTACCAATGTTCCATCTACTTTGTTATTAGTATTAGCTGTAGAATAAGTATTAATATTTGTAGATTTTAAGTTATAATCACCTTTTGAATGAATATTAGTATTAGTGCCAGCGGTTAAATTAATTTCATTATCTGCCTCAATATTGATATAAGAAGCTCTTACATTAAATTCTTCACCTACAGATAAATTAGCATTACCACTGACATTAATTTCTGCATCATTAAAAATATTAATTAAAGCATTACCTGACACTTCAAGATTTAATGTATTATCTACTCTTACATTATAAGCACCATCTACAGTAACATTTAAAGACCCTTTAACATGAACAAATCCATTTCGTTCTAAAATCTCAAAGTTATCACCTACAATTCTATTAACCTTAGAACCATTAGCATCTATTTCTGTAAATGTACCTGCTTTATGATATAAATGAATTCTTTCAGAACCATGTGTATCATCAAATTCCATAATATGGCCAGACTCTGATTGGTATACATGATTAAAAGGATATTGAGCATTATATGGTGGAGGACTTTGGTCCCATGTACCACCATTAGCAATTCTAACTCCAGTATCTAATGCAGCTTCTTTTTGTATTATTATAGTACTTTCTATATTATTATTAATTGCTAATCTATTAGTATCAGGTTCTTTTACATATAATGGATAAGTGCCTGTTGGATCTTTAAATCCATCACCTCCATAATTGGCATCTTTAATACCATTACTAACAGTACCATCTGGTAATAATTCGCCTAAAGCCGGAATATTAGTAACTTCAGCAGCAACTTTTAGTATAGTACTTAAAACACTATCAGCACTTCCTTTTGTAGAAGGAGCTTCAGGATTTTCTATTGGAGGTTCACCTAACTGAGATGTAACTGAAGGTTTAGCACCATTTCTAAAATCCCACTCTTGTAATAAAGTAGGTTTTATTTGGCTTTCCCACATTGTATGGGCTCTATTGCCACCTCTATAATAACTACCATTGATTCCACCATATGGATATCCTAAATTAAAAGGATCTTCAATAGAAGCAAATTCAGCCGCCAGACACCTTCCTGCATTCATTAACAACGTTTCATCTGTTTTATCAGATGATTTATAATATTTTACTAAAGCAGGTCGTTTTTTAGCAAGTAAATATTCTTGACAAATTAAATCTTGTGTGATTTGATTAAATTTCCTAGTCGTATCAATATTAAGAGCCTTTACTGCTTCTTTAAGAGTTCCAGGGATACATTGATATCGTCCTACTGCAAATAGTCTTTGTGGATCTCCTGGAGGTAATGCTTGTAGTGACATTATTTCACTCACTTGCATATCTACCAAATTCATACTTCCACAAGCAGGAATTATCTTTCCATTGGCAGTACCACGATTAAAAGCATTATATCCTTTATTACCAGATTCTGCTTTTGCAATAAGTGTTGCCAAAGGCCCAATTAATCCAGATGATTCTGCTAATGGCGAAGGGGGACTTATATCAGTTTGAGTAGACCCTGAAACAGTTGAAGTTGTACCAATTCCTGTAACTAATTCTTCAGTACCATATTGTCCATTACCACCATTAATACCAGTCTTTTCTTGAGGAATGCCGCCAATAGTACCTATCATCATAGGCTGCTGTTGATCTTCATCTGCAAAAATAATAACTACCCAAGACCCTTCTACAGGACCTACTGGAGCATGCCCAATTCCACTAATACCAGCCGAAGTAATTGGTTGCATAGGATATGCCCAAGGCAAATCATCGGTAGGTAAATCTATTTTATTTTCTGTATGAAGTCCAATTATGCGCACTTTACAGCGGCCCAACATAAGTGGATCCATCCTAGATTCAACAACCCCAGTATAATACATTATTTTTTCCTATCTAAGTCTATTAGCAAACTTTCTTTCACTAATTCAATTGTGCACTCATGCATGTTTCTATTAATATAATGATTAATTGCTGCAATTAAATAATTGCCTGATAACATATCATCAATAATATTAGTATCTTCTTTACTCTGAGGTTCTACTTTATATAACTTTAATAATACCTTTAATCCAACCGTATAATCTAATCTTCCTGGTACTACTATCTCAAGTTTATTGGCATCTATTTGGCTCATTAATGAAACTCTATTTTGAATAGAATTGGCGTTAGTAGAATCACCAAAGTTACTAAAATTCTGATGGAACTTTGGAATAAACAGTATCATAGAATTATATCGATATACAGCCCGATTAGATGCTAATGGAAATTCATTAAGATGTTTTTGATTCGCAAAATTGTCAAGCATATTATATAATTTGCCTTCAAATCTTTTAGTGGTTAAATCATGCGTATATAATTTAGACCCATACATGCCAGACTGAACTCGTTCAATATAATCATATGCAGTTGCAATATTAATACTTCTAATTCTTTTATAATCTTCAGTTACATTCCTAATAGATCTAGTATCAACTGAAATATCTCTTATATAACTATCATAAATAAATTCTTGAAATGTATTTTTTTGATACATATATTCTAATGATACAAAATTAAATCCATATCTATCTTCAAAAAATAAATATGAACCTGAACCATTCATATTAACTGAGGTCTCAACTACATTATTAAGATTCTTTATAGGTGACCAAAAGTTAGAAATATACTTTGTTGCATTCTGGGTATCTTCAACTACAAAAGGTTTTGTAGGTTGTAATCCATATGGAGTATCTGATAATAAATCCTTAGCTATGTCTGAACATTTACCAGAGAATGTTTTACTAACTTTTTTATTAAGATCTACTAATGCTTCTATAGATATAAAGTTTAATGTATAAATAGTTGCCCTATCACCAAGCATAGCTCTATTGGACATTTTATAAATATAAAATTTACCATCTATATTACCTTTTTCTAATGAAGGAGTAGATATTTTTAAATCAAGATATTCTTCACCATTAAATGGAAATGTATTTAATAAATCTAAACTATCTCTAATCTCAAGAGTGCCTGTAGTAAAAGGTGCAAAAATATCTTCAAATATCTGCAAGCCCATAACTTGATTTGTAATATCTTGATAAAATCCTTGTGATGTAGTTATTTGAATTAACTCAATATTAACATCACCCGCTTTATTAATACTATCACTCATATAATTTTCTTATAATCAGTTAGAATTTTATCAATATAATACTTAGGTATAATCTTCAATCTTCGTTTAGATTCATTAACAGAATATTCGTAATCATAATTAGTAACTGTACCAGCACCTACATAACTTGAATCTACTATAAAACCATTACTATCAATATAGTGATGTATATCATAAGGATTTGTATACTTATCTGAAATATACTGTTCTAATACATATTGAGTTAATGGAAAATCATTAATATAATCATATCGATCATTTGCTAACATAATTACCCAATAATATTCAGGTGAACCATATAACTTTTCCGATATTTGTTCGGGAGTTTCATTATCAACAATATCATATTCATCGTATACAGTTATATTAGATAATAATTCTTGTCTAAACCTAACATTATTAGTAATATCTTTCACTAATAATGCAGTACTAACTCCACTTATATCAAAATTATATATGAAACTTGGAAAGTTTTTAAAGTACATATTATAATCCTAATTGTATAGTTTCTTTTGTTGGACTGGACAATTCTTTAAATGATAAAGACATATTAATCTGAGTAGGCATACCATTAGCAAATGTATTAAAGTTACCATTAGGAGTATAGTTAATAGATAACTCTGTTAATACACATGAAGTATGTTTATGGATATGTGTATTCTCACCATCTTTAGTATAATATGAAATATCAAACTCAGAAGGATATAGGTATAAGAAATCACTAGTTTCTTTCATATATTCGGGATGCATATGAAATTTAAAGGTTTGAATAATCTTCTCTATATTTTTAGCTTCATCTATACTTCTAGGAAAGAATGAATAATCAAATGAGAATGTTCTAAAATCTACACCTTTAAAAACCATTTCCTTTTTAGGATTAGATGCTAATCCTGTTCTAGCAGATGCATATGATCCTCCTGGAGCATTTGCTAATCCTACATTAGCCACCATTGCCTTAATATCATTGCCGGCCTTTTTAGCTTCAGGACTTTCCATAAACTCATTAAGTTGTTTTAGCATACTACCCGGTTTCGTATCACTTAAA